TCGCTCGTCGGCAGCGTCAGATGTGTATAAGAGACAGGAACGACAGTTTAACTCAGGGCCTTCCTGGGGGATTATATGGTTTTAATCACGATATAATCGGTAAAAATAATTATTCAAAAAAGCTGGATCAAGTCACTATTACGGCAGCGGATTTGGCAACTACTTGTACTATTAATGGTACTGCATTTACGGTAAACGTAGGGGCTGCTGTATTGACAAAGACTGCCTTAGCTGAACTATTGGCTGCGGCTATAAATGCGGGGGCGGAACCTGTTACTGCTTATTTTACGGCAGCAGCAGAATTAATTACTGTAGAATCTGACGTTGTAGGGACAACTACTACTGTTGTTGGGACTACTAACTGTAGCGTAGTGGCTCAAATAGGGAATGCGGCTGCTATTGGTTTCGGTTTATTTGTATGCCAAGATTTACTCTATACCGATGTGGCGAGAGTCCCTATAGTTACTACTGATGTTACAAATACTGGCTCACCTCTGGGGATCACGCTTCAAACACAAGCTATTGAGCAAAATTATCAATCTGCCGGAGGAGACGGATATGCTCTTAATGCTGAAATGAGTATTGTTAAAAGGGGAATGGTATGGGTCACTGCCGAAACAGCTATGGCTCTAACTGATAGCGTATTCGCACGATTTACCGTAAGCGGTGCAACTGTATTGGGTGGCATTAGAAACGATGCAGATACAGCTAATGCGGTTGCAATTCCGACTGCAAGGGTCGTAAGACCAGTTACGGCGGCTGGACTTTGTTTAATTGATATTAATTTACCGTAATATTACGGATAACGAGAGGAATAAAATAAAATGACTATAAGAATTGATGGAATCAAGCATAGGTTCGACGCCAATGAGACTCTTTATGTTGCGAGAGAATTGGAGAGTGTTGAGTCAACATTGTACGAATGGGAAGAAAAAGAACTTAAATATCGTGCTTTAATCCCAGTAAGTAATGAAGATAGTCCTGGGGCTGAGAGTATTACTTATAGAATGATTACCCAAATCGGAATGGCTAAGATTATAGCCAATTACTCCGACGATATTCCGCGCTCAGATGCTATCACAAAAGAGTATACCCAGAGTGTTAAAACGATCGCAACTTCTTTCGGGTACAACACTCAGGAAGTAAGAGCAGCCGCATTAGCCAATAAACCATTGGACAGGATAAAAGCTGATTCAGCCCGTAGGGCAGTAAGGGAAAAAGAGAATGCCATCTGTTGGACTGGGGACAGCTCACACGGTATTGTCGGTTTTCTTAATAACCCCAATATTCCAATATTGGCCGCTGGTGCTGGTGTAGGCGGAACTACTTGGGCCTTAAAAACTCCCGATGAAATAATAAACGATGTTTCCCTTATGGTTTCGGAAGCAAGGGAACAATCTTCTGGCCTTCATTCTGGCGACACTCTTATTCTCCCAATTCCTCAACATACGCGCATAACGACTATTCCCAGATCGGCCAATAGCGATACGACTATTGCCAATTTTATTCTTAACAATAAAGCCTTTGGGATCAAGCAAATAGAATGGTTGACGGAGCTGACTACTGCATTTACTGGTGACACTGAGGACGGAGCCGTTCTTTATGAGAAAAACCCCAGAATTATCACGAACAGGATACCATTGGAAATGGTAACTCATCCAGTCCAAGAGCAAGGATTGGAATTCATCGTTCCGGTTGAAGCCAGAGCTGGCGGAGTCGTAGTTAGGTATCCATTAGCTTGTTTATTTTTTACTGGTATTTAATTATTAATAATAATAACAAATATGCTTATCTGGCGGGAACAATATTCTCGCCAGATATAAGATGGGGAGACATGAAATGATAGTATTTTACACAAATCCAAACACTTTAAAATTACCCTATGAGATCACAGAAAAAGTTGAATTAAGAGATCGTGACGGACTATTGCAGTATGATGCGAAGGGTAATATAAAACAGGTTAATAAAAAGGGAGCAGCATACGTTAAATTTATTCCTGGTAGGAATACAATAAGTAAAGATTTATGGGTTAAGATAGTAGAATACAATAAGAGAAATTGGGACTTTTATTCTACTATTTTAAATGTTTTCAAGGGTAAAGTTGATCCTAAAACCGAAATTGTAATCGGCGAAAGTGAAGATTCAATAAATATTGATACATTAAGCGCATCTGAAATGAATGAATTAGTAGAAAATACTATGGATGAAAAGGACATAACCAGATACCTCAAAAACGAAAAGAAAAGAGACAAACCCAGACCAAGTGTAATCAAGACGATCAAGAGAAGAAAAGCAACTATTTCCGAAGCAGATAAAGCTTTTAATAAAGAATAATAAGGATAAGAAATGGCTCTAACAACTAAGGCAAATGTATTACTGATCGCTCCTGATCTGTCAACCGCAGACGATGATTTGTGGACTTTGGTACTCGCAGATTCTAGCAATTTTATATCTGCTTCTGTTTTTGGCTCTAAAACCGAGATAGCGGCCCGTAATTGGGTCGCTCATCGGATGACCTTATTAGCAGACGGAGTTCTGGGTAACGTGAGTGGTCCTATTGTGAAAACAAAAGTTGGTGATGTTATGCGAGAATATGCTAAAATAAAGCAAGTTTCAAGAGCCGATATGGATTACGGTAGGACACAATATGGTAGAGATTTTTTAACCATAAGAAACTCATGTATCCCTTATTTTGCAGTGGTGATACCCGGTGTATAAAGCTGAATTGATCGATCACAGGGCCGAATGGGATGAAATCGTTAAGAACGTGCAGTTGTTAAGTAAAAAAGAAGGAAATTCGGTTGAAATAGGTGTTTTTGGTGATCAAAGTATAGTTAAAATAGCCGTAGAAAATGAATTCGGTGATCCACCCAGACCCGGTAGACCTTGGCCTATTCCTGAGCGTTCTTTTTTGCGGCATGTATTTGATACAAATAAAAATGCGTTGTCAACTATGATGGAAGGCATGGTAAGTGATATTTTAATTGGGAAGGAAAAAATAGAGCGTGATTTAGAAAAACTAGGTGTTCTCTTTGAAAAGAAAGTCAAAGATTTCATATTGAGTGATTATTATAAAATATCTAAACCTAATCATCCAATAACAATTAGAATCAAAGGTCACGATCAGACATTGGTTCAGGTAGGTAAATTATTTAGTGTTATAACGCATAAAATAACAGGAAGACAAGTAAAAATTAAAATATAAATCTACTAACATATAGGAAATAAAATGAATAAAATTGTAATTTTAGAATCAACTGCAACTGATAGTAAAGATAAAAAAATAAAAATAGGTATGCCGTTGTCAGAAATAAAAATAATAGAAGAAATTCCAGATTCTAATTATTGTTCAGTGAACGGCACAGAGATTAATTTAACCTTAGAACAAGCTGTCGTTAAAATTAACCTATCATGGCAAAAGGAATACGAACAAACAATCCAAAACTACTCAGAGCTTGAAACTATTGTTCCGCCAATTTTATAAATAAAACAAAGATTAAAATATGAGCTTGATATCAAATGAATCATTATTATTAATAAGGTATCCAGAACCTACTAAGTCGAAAGGACACTATACAAAAGGGACGCCTAGCGTAATTTCTTGTTCTGGGAACGTGCAACCCCTTAATGGTGATGAGCTAAAATTGTTATCAGAGGGCAATAGGAAGAAGGGCAGCATTAAGATATATGCTGAAATTGCAATGTACGATGATGATATAATCAAACGAAATGATGATAAATATAACGTGGCGCAAGTTGACATTTCTACAATAGATGTAGTAACTGACGAAATTGATTATACTTGTATTATAAATAGTACTACATTTACTCATACGTCAATTGTGGGTGCAACAGATTTAACAATAGCTGCTGGATTAGTAGCCGAGATAAACGACGGGTCTGAAGATATCGAGGCAACTGACAATTTAGACGGCACATATACCACAACTTCCGCTTACAGAGGTACACCGTATACCATAGAAGTTGACGATAATCAAAGCGTTGTTAATTCTGTCGCAAACATAACTGAAGAATACAGGATATTGCAAGATAAAGATTACAGTGTTCATGATATTTCTCATTATAAATTATATGGATTTTTGTTGGACCAATAGGGTATCAAATGTATAGATTAAACCAAGTCATGGAAGACGCACTGTTCGATTGGGTAACAGCGTGTATAAGTTCAAACGTAGAGCTTATATGGGATAAACCAGATGAAAAAAGACCCGGCAAACCATATTGTACTTTAAATATAATATCCGGCCCTGTAAATGTTAATATTAGGGGTGAATATTCTTATAAGACGTTGGATACTTATGAGTATTATTTTAATAAAAGGTTTACTTTGAGTATAAATGTTTACGGCAATGAATATACTAATCGAGAGATTGATTATGTGTTAAACGGAACTATGTTAGAAAGCAAACTGCAAACATTGAGAACTGCCGGGCTATCTATCTGGGGCGTAAACGGTCCAAATGATATATCAAGACCTATTGATTCAGGGTATGAACAAAGGGATCATTTGGATGTGTATTTTAGTTACGGCGAAGTCATTGAAGATGTACCAGGAGAAATTTCGACAGTTTCCTTAAATGGAACAGTTATAGGATAATTTAAATACTATTAAGAATATAACGTGGAACAATATATAATGAAAGGTGAAAATAATGAGTGAAATTAACGATTTTGTAGTTATTTCGATTTCCCGCGAAACCGCGAGATTAACGAGAACAGGGTTCGGAACACCTATGTTTATAGGTGCATATTCTAATATACCAGATAGAAGTAAGGAATATACTGATCCTGCTGATATGCTTACTGATAATTTTGAAGTTACCGATCCGGAATACATAGCGGCTCTTAAATTAATGGGCCAGACATTAAGCCCAGAATCTTTTAAGGTCGGACGTAAACTAACTGATGTAAATTCAAAAGCGACTTTAGCTTTTACTGGAACACCATCAGCCGGAACATGGACTGTTACTGTCGGCGTCGGTACTGCTACACCTGTAGAAACCGCTAATATAACGTATGCAGCCGATGACGATTGCGCAATAATTAAAGCTGCGATTGAAGCTCTCGCCGGGATTACAGAAGTAACAGTAACCGGACTTTATAGTACCGGATTCGTTGTTGAGTTTACGGGCGTTGATGCTGCCACAGAATTTAGAGTAACGGCAATAACCGTAGGTAGTTTAACTGGTGTTACAGCGGCTACAGTAACCATGAATCAATACGGGTCAGCAGTAGAAACTTGGGCTGCAAGTCTTAATGCTGTTATTGCCGATGACGATGATTGGTATTTTCTTATGGCCGAAACGAGAACCCAGACTGATATAGAAGCTTTAGCGGCTATTATAGAAACCAAAGTCAAAATGTATTTTACTTGTTCAGATGATGCCGAGGTTAAAGCTGGTACTGCTCTTAATGTAGCATTAACACTTGAGGCTTTAGCTTACGATCGAACCGTATACAGATGGAGTGGCGATCAGGCTAATTATCCAGAAGCTTCATGGGTCGGAGGACAAGCCCCTAAAGACCCAGGATCGGTAACATGGAAATTCCAAACATGCACTGGGACACTACCTGATATTTTGACCGCTGCTGAATTTACTAATATTACTGACGCTAACGGTAATACTTATGAGACAGTAGGTGGTGTTAATACAATCACCTCTGAAGCTGTTGTTTCAAGCGGGGAATATATTGATATTATTCGTGGAACAGATTGGTTACAGGTGAGGATGCAAGAAGGAATTTACGCTAAATTAATTAATGCCGATAGAATACCATTCACTAACGCTGGTATTGGCATGATAGAAGGCGAAGTAATGTATTGGTTGAGCGAGGGAGAAGATCCTGATAGAGGTTTGTTAGTTCCTGAAAGTTCGGCTGTCGTTGTCCCTGATTTAGCAGATGTACCAGCAGCAGAAAAAGCACTAAGATTTTTAGATGGTATTACTTTCAGCGCAACGTATGCTGGTGCTATCCACAAAGTCGGTATTACTGGAAAAATTAGTGCATAAAATAACAATATAGAGAGGAAATTATTATGTTGAGAACTTATGATCCTTCAGAGGTAAGCGTTGCCTTCGGCGCGTCGCTTTTAACTGGTTGGAATACTGTTAGGCCGAGTAGGGCGGAAGACGGTGCTATGTTTAGTGCTGGAACTTCTGGCGAGATAACCAGAAGTCTCAATGCTAATAAGTTGGGGACGATAACCTTAACGTACCCACAATCAAGTCCTGAAAATCTGATATTGAGTGGCTACGAAGCCTCAAAGGTTACTGTTCCGGTTACAATCCTGGATAAGAGCGGAACGACGGTTTGCATTATGAAGTTCGGGACTGTGGTTAAACCACCCGACTCAGAATTTGGGAAAGAGGCTGGGACGCGAGAATGGGCTATAACAGGCGAGATGCCGGTTATGATAATAGGCGGGAATAATCCCGAAACATAAAATACAACAAATAAAGGAGACTTAAGATGGGGAAGGAACCTGTAGAAAAAGCAATAGGGAATGAAACATATATTTTTTATTATTTACCACCACGAATCAGTATGCAAGTATTGGTAAAATTAACAAAAATAGTTGGGCCAGCATTAGGGGCTGTATTCCCCGAAGATGAATCCGTTAAAATAAACGATATTTTAGATATGGATATAAAGATCGGTGATGCAATCAATATGCTCATCGAGAAAATCGATGCCAATGAAACCCAAGCAATAATTGATACTCTCTTTACGAGCGTCATCTGTAAGGGCAGAGGCAAGCTTTCTGAAGAAGCTGTTTACAATGAATTGTTTACTGGCGATTTAAAATTAATGTTTACGATATTGAAGGAAACATTGGAGGTCCAGTACGGTAATTTTTTCGGCGAAAGCGGCGTATTGTCAGGGTTAAAAAAGAACCTGTAGATAATAAGATATTAGATCCTTCTTTATTTGATAATGTTAATTTTGATCCTTTTATTTGGAGGCCAATCTTAGCCCAAATAACTACGCTGCATGAGATCGATGAGTATTGGACGATTTGCGATTTGGCAGATGCTAACGAAGCTCTTGATATAAAAGCCGAAATTGAAGAAAAAATTGGAAACAATACTGAAAAATGATAGTAAGAAATTTATTAGTAAAATTAAGCTTTTCTGGTAACGCAAGTAAGTTACTTAGTTTCAATAAACACGTTGACAATTTAAGAGGCAATGTGTTGAGACTAAGCGCAGCGTTTGGGTTGGCAACTGTATCATTAGGGTATTTCATAAAAGAAGCCGCCAAATTAGAACAAACCAGGATAGCCTTCCAGGTAATGACTAACTCTATAGAGGTCGGTGATAGTCTTTTAAAAGATCTATATAAGTTCGCAAGAACTACTCCATTCCAAATCCCAGGCGTTCTTCAGGCTACGAGAACCTTGCTCTCTATGGGCGTGGAATCTGGACACATGGTCCACACTCTTACACAACTAGGCGAGGTTTCTGCCGGTTTGAATGTCAGGCTATCCGTATTGGCTAATATATTCGGTAAAGTCAGGAGCGTTGGTCATTTAACAGGATTTGAAATGGAACGAATGCGGAGAGCCGGTGTACCATTATCGGAATTTCTCGCCAAAACACTCGGCACGGATATACCGGGAATGCTGACGATGATTCGTAAAAAACAAATCAGCTTTTTACAATTTGAAGAAGCATGGGCCGCGATGGTAGAGGATCGTTTTAACGGCTTAATGGATAAGTTATTAGGCACATTACTTGGAATGCTTAGTAATGTAAAGGATTTCGTTTTTGAAATAGTAACGTATTCCGGAGAAGCATTACTTCCGGCTATGAAACTATGGACTAAACAAATAGCAGACGTTCTCGAAAATAGTAAAGATTTAATAGAATTAAATTTGAAGATTTTCTTTTTAGATTTGTCTAAGGTTATAGTCGGTCTTAATAAACATTTTATGAGATTTGTATCAAGCTCAAAGGAATCTATCTATTTTTTTGGTGGGATGAAAAAAGCTTTAACAGCTCTTGGTATTGTTTTGGGTATATATTTTGGTGGAACAACATTAAAAATGCTGGCATGGATATTCAAATCTACTGTTAGTTTTTTAAGTATAGGTAATATAAAGTTAATGTTATTCGCCGGGTCTATGTTGGTAATATTGGGTGTTTTGGGTGATATATTTGAAACTCTTACTACTAATAAACAGACTATAACAAGAGACCTTCTTAAGGTGCTTGAAGACGATTACCCAAGAGCGTTTAAAAAGACAATAGAATGGATCAGATTTCTTAAAAAAGAAATTGAAGGTATGTCTTTAATGTTGTTGGGAATATTAACACTAGACAAAGACATGATAGCAGCAGGGGCATATCAAGTTCTTGAAGCTTATAAGATAGGTAAAGTAGAAAAAAAAGTATCAGCTTTAAATAGTGTTTTCCTTGCAAGAGCTTTTAAGGAAGCTATCCTTGGTAAATCTAAAGAAGAGGATGAAGAAGATAAATTAAACATTATTGATACCTTACTGCCAATTAATGTCATTCGTAAAAGTCTCAAGGGTGTCAAGAGTAAGGCTGGAACTGTAATTGAAAAAACTAAACCTTTTATTAAGAAAGCTAAAAAATTAGTTGATTATACTTTTCAACCGGGCGGGAAAAAAGAAGGATCTATAGATTTATATCCTTCTTTTATGAAAGAAGGGAAACCAATAGAGACGCTTATTGGGGTTTTTGATACTTTTAAAAATTTAATATCTGAGCATTCTAATATGCTTGGATTAGAGCGAAATTTGGGGACCATTAAGAATATAAATAATAATTTTACAGTAAATATAACGGCCAACAGATTACCTGCCGATGCGAATATATATGATTTTGAAAATAGTATAGAAAAATCAGTAATGGAAGCCGCTAAAAAACTTAGTGATGAAGAAAAAAGATCTACTTATAATAATATATCAAGTAATGAAATTTTAGGCCCAAAGGACTAATATGTCTAATATTTTTGATATGCTTAAAGCTAGGAAAATCACCGTTATTACTGATGGTGAAAAAACTATAGTTGCCTGTGATGTTGTTACCGAAGAGTCCCATGAAATGGTATCCGAAGTGACTGAATTTGAGGTAGAAGACGGTAGTTTAATTACTGATCATGTTATTAAGAAAGGTAAAAGATTGAAGATTACAGGATTAATATCGGACGATCCCATAACTATCCTGCAAACAGGACTCCTTGAAAGATCTTCATCCATTCTTCCCACAAGTTTAAAATCTAAGCTTGGTTTCGGAATAGGCGGCAAGAATAGTAAGAATGCTTTTGATCAATTTGAAAAGATTTATGATGAGAAAAGACCAGTTGAAGTCGTTACCGGATTAAAGAAATACGACAACATGATCATGATAGATTTGAATATGCCGAGATCAAGCAAAACGGTTAGATCTCTTCAGTTCACCGCTACCTTTAAGCAAATTAATATAGTGTCAACAGATTTTACTTATGCGCCTAGTCAAAAAATGGAAGCTGGCTTGGGGGCTGAAGAAAAGAAAAACATAGGTAAAAAGGGAACTAAAACATTAACCGGAGAAGCCGATAATGATGGTGTAGTAAGAGGTGCCGCCAAAAGTATATACAATCTAGCAAATTAAGGGTTCAATAATGCTAACTACAAGTAATGCAATAATAAATAAAATCCCATTACAAAAAAATGTGTATAATTATGAATTCAGTATAACGGCCCAACAAATTGATTATATATTAAGATTATACTATAACAGAAGAATTTCGCAATGGACTTTGGATATAAAAGATGAAGATAATAATCCTATTGTTATGAGTATTCCATTATTAATCGGAGCGCAATTAACAAAAAGATTCGTTAATGAAGATTTGGTTGGCTTAAAGTATATGTTATTATTAAACGATAAGGACCAATACGAAGAGGCCACTGAGGATTCATTGGGCGATAATTGTAATCTTTATTTTATGTATGAATTAGAGACTTAGTATGAATACATTATTTAATAGAAATGTAGAAGTTATATGGGGTCCAACTAGGGAAATCATTACAGGCACACCATTTTTAACAAGTAATACCTTGGAAGGATTGAATACTATAGGTATATCGGATTATGGCTGGCCTTATATTGATTATTTTAAACCCAACCCTTTGTGCAAAACTGCGTCTAAACTAAAAATTGAATTTAATGTAAAAAAAGAATTTGAAACAGCTTCAAATGAAGCGACTATAAAAATATATAATTTAAGACAAGACAAATATCTGATAACAGAAGATGAATCTAATGCGAAATATAAAGTATATCTTTATGTAGGATATGGGGATACATATCATAAATTATTCGGTGGGGATATAGAAGAATCTAGTTATGTAAAAGAAGGTCCGAATTGGGTGTTTACGATTAAAGCCAAAGATGGGCAAGTAGTTATTGATGAAACTATAATAAATAAATCGTATACTGGTGGAATGAGCCTTAAAAATGTCATGTTAGATATGATTAAAGACTCTAGTGTAAAAGTTAAAGATTCTGCTAAAACATTCCTTACTGATAAGGTTGCTAAATGGATCAGAATTAATATTACCCCTGATATTAAAGTAGATAGTGGATTATCTGTCACCGGAAGATTGATAGATCAATTTGATAAATTAATGGACGAAATAGGCGGAAAATTAAGCGTACAAGATGAAAAAATGGAAATTATATGGAAAGATAGTAATAACAAAAATGATATTGTATTATTAAGCCCAAACAGTGGATTAATAGGTTCTCCTGTTAGAAAAAAGGACAATTATATTGAATTCAAATCATTGCTAATCCCTATGATTTCTCCCGGTGGTCTTGTTAAAATAGAAAGTAGACAAATAAATGATTATTTCAGGGTAGATAAGGTTGATTATATTGGTGATACACATAGCCAATCATGGGAATGCAGATGTGAGGGTGTGAAACCATCCAATCTTGATACAAGTCCTCCACAAATTGAGTATTACAAAACCATAAATAATATAGCCATAGAAGATGAGGCTAAAATATTAGAAAATGCGTAACAATGAAATAATAAAACCAACTCTATCGAAATTGATAGCTGAAGCTGTGAAAAAGGGAAGTTTGGATTTAAGGGCTAATATGCCAGGAAGGGTTGAAACATATGAAAAATCAACTCAAAAAGCTACAATACAACCGCTTTTTTCTATTTCATATAAAGGGAATCCAACTATAGATTACGATTTACCTATCGTAACTGAAGTTCCAGTCCGAAAGGATTCCGGTAATGATGGTGAAGCATTTATTCATTTGCCAACAAAACCCGGTGATTTAGGTATGCTTGTATTCGCAGATAGAGCTTTGGATAATTACTTATCGGC